CGCTATTCATTTGTATATCAATATATAACAGATTTTTTATATGCTTTTACAATATAATATATTACTATATCCGCACTACTATTCATCTTATATAATTTAATATATACATTATTATTTACAACCAATGAAAATGGTTAATTTACAAAGTCATCGATAATGTGTAATGGTGGAAAAATACCTAAAAAGATATTTAATTATTTTAATTATATATATATAACTCTTATGAAACAATTTGTTGCTTCAGGAACTTCTCATCCTATACTTGCCCAATTATTGTCTAACCATCTAGACATACCATTATGTCATCAAGATATTAAATTATTTAATAATAGTGAAATTGGAGTAAATATTCATTCAAATATTCGCAATAGCGATATTTTTTTAGTTCAAACTGGATGGTGGGATAAAGAAAACAATAAAAGTATAAATGATTTTATAATGGAAACACTTATTCTAATTGATGCGTATAAGCGTTCAGCAGTTAGTTCTATAACATTGGTTATACCTCATTTTCCATATGCACGCCAAGATAAAAAAGATGAGTCTAGAAGTCCTATTACGTCCAAATTAATGGCGAATTTATTAGAAAAAGCAGGTGTCACACGTGTTGTAATTATTGATCTTCACGCTCCTCAAATACAAGGGTTTTTTGATATACCAGTAGACAATATATATTCTGTACATATATTTAACGATTATTTTACAACTATACGAAATGATGATTTAGACTATCTTATTATTTCACCTGACGTAGGTGGTATGAAACGAGCAATTAAATTTGGGAAAATATTAAATGTTCCCGTCACAATGATGTATAAACAACGCGACTATAGTAAAATTAGCACTATTGATTCTATGGGAATAGTAGGAGATTTAAGTTTATTACAGAATAAAACCGCAATTATATGTGATGATATGTGTGATACTGGAGGAACATTAATACAATGTATTAATATACTCGAAGGTTACGGTGTTAATGAAGTTATTTGTTTTATAACGCATGGTATTTTTTCTGAACCAGCGTTAAAAAGAATTACCGAATGTAATATATTATCAAAAATGGTTGTGTTAAATACTATACCTCAAATAAATAATATTATTACTTGCGATAAAATTATAGAACTTGATTGTAGTTTATTGTTATCAAAAGTATTACGGTGCTTAAACACTGGAGATTCCATATCAGATTTATTTTCTTTGTGTAACAATGTAAAATCGTAATTTTTGTAATATACATATTATAACAAATAAATCGCGAATTGAAATATAAGTTTCTTTTACACCGATGTAAATACAGAAGGATTTTTTACTCCTGAATGAAGTAAAAGTAAATTATCCATTTACAACCAATGAAAATGTTCTGCATCTTCGGTATTAATATGTTTTATTATATCTTTTTTCATTGTAGCTATTTTATTTAAACAACAAACGTGATGCTCCTGATGTTCCTTTATTATATCTTTAACATCATCATGACCAATTGGCATTTCTCTCAACCCTTGTTTAAACAGATCTTTCTCTGTTTTCCAATGTATTTTACATACTTTATATAAATTATCAACTGCATCTAAAATGTCTTGATGTTCTTTATCTATTTGTTCGTTTATTGATGTAAATTTTGTTTTAACTAGTCGTATCTTTTTTGGCATTATATATAATATATAATATATTTTTAAGTGTAATACTTCACACTATATAAAATATAATAATTCATTATAGTTTATATATAATTATACTCTTTTAGCTTTTAATCTTAATAAATAACCTGCTGTATTCGTAAATTGTTTCTGATTACTTAATACTACGTTCGCATTTCTAGTATACAAATTTTTCATGGAAATATGAGTTCCTTTTGAACGATGAATTTTAGATTTTTTATTAGTATTATCTAATATAGTTGTATTTGATTTAATTGAAGATATTAGAAGTCATCTATATATTTATATAGAGATTAGTTAACATAATAATTACCATCTATTTTTTTTTACATTAATTTTTGGTCCACTCGCCCGTTTTCTCATAGATGCAGGGTCGTATTGTTCATTTTCATCATCAGAACCTATGTCTTTAGACAAATCCCAAAATTCTTTTGAACCAAGTTTAAAATTATTTTGAGGTTGTGCTTTATACCAAAAAATTTGATCTTCTAATTTATTAGATTTTGAATTATTATTTATTACTAAACATTCATAATTTTCTGTACATTGATCCATTACTTGACAAAAAGATTCAAATGTAGGAAACATTCCAGCATAATTTTCGTAAATTCTTTTACGATTACTAATGTATGGTTCACGTAAAATAAATACATAATCTATGTTTGTTCTTAAATTAGGTGGAATTCCTAAAGGATATTGCATAGTAATCACAAGCATAATTTTCCAATGTCGACCATTCATAAAAAGTAACCGCATAACCTTATCTTTAGTCCAACTATTGTCAAATAGACAATCATCTAATATGACGAATGCTCTTGGGTCAATCGACGACCTACCATATGCTTCAGTTTCCTTTTTAACCTGTTTAAGAACCATTTTTTGCCGTTTTAATATATTTTCTATGATAGCAGTATTATATTCATCATGTATAAATAATTTAGGAACATGTTTTGAATAAAATCCATTTCCAGCTTCTGTTCCAGATATTACAGTTCCAATTGGAATATCTTGATGATAATATAATAAATCTCTTACTAAAAATGATTTACCAGTATCACGACGTCCAATTAATACAATAACAGGACCTTTTAATTCATTTGGATTAAAACTTATATGTTTCATATCAAATTTTGTCAGTTCCAAATTCATTGCCATTGTATATTGTGATAAGAGAATAATAGTAATAATGATTACGAATTAGTTAAAAACAATATATATTTTTATTTATAAAAGTCATATGTTTGAATTATTTTATAAAAAAATAAAAAACCCAGATTTATTTAATACTTTAGAAAATTCCAAATATGGTAATTTTTCAAACTTACAAAGTTATATACCTATTTATTCAAAATTTTTTAAATTGAATGATACAAACTGGAATCATATTAATTTAAATCATAAGAATCATATAGTAGATGTAGTACATTATGAAAATGATAATAATTATACAGTAAAACTAGAGAATAATCAAAACGTTCAATCGTTTTTTAAATTATCACCTTTAATTGATCCTATAAAATATATGGTTGGTAAATATAAAAAATTTTCTCCAGATGTTTTATATTCATTACCATCATTTCCAACAAATGATGTTCCAACAAAATCGTTATCCAAAATGTGTGATGTTAATAATTCAGCTTATATAGATTCTTTTTTTTCATTTTTATCATCAATACTTTTGCATCAACATAATTTTATTCATGGAATAGATTTTTATGGTTCTTTTTTAAGTATTAAGCACAATTATAAAGTAAATGTAGCAGATGATTTTGAATATGTTCATAATTCACAATTTTTCGTAGAGAATAATGATAAATTATTTAAAATAAACAATGATTTAATGAACGAATATATTAACATTGATACAAGAAATTATAAAAAAAAAATACATATACATAAAACAGAAACGCAGATATCATTAGATAGTTATGATAATGCAATATTTGATGGAGTATTTGCATCTTCTGATAATGTAGATAATACTACTGGTGAACATACTGATGTTTCTAACGAATTAATATTTGAATTTAATATTTCAAACAAATCAAATAGCAATACAGATAGCACGTGTTCATCTCGAAATTCATTGACTTCAGATGACGATAGTGGCGATGATAGTGGCGATGATAGTGGTGACGATAGTGGCGATGATAGTGGCGATGATAGTGACGATGATAGTGGCGATGATAGTGGTGACGATAGTGGCGATGATAGTGACGATACAGAACACTCGTTATCCTCTTTGGAACATATTGAAGCAATTATTAATAAACACCCAGTACAAATCATTTGTTTAGAGAAATTACATAATACATTGGACAATTATATGGTTAATAATGAAATTAATGTTGATGAATGGAAATCTATATTATTTCAAGTAATAATGACTTTAATAACATACCAAAAAGCATTTAATTTTACACACAATGATTTACATACTAATAACATAATGTATAATGAAACAGATAGAAAATTTATATATTATCATTATAAAAGTACTTATTACAAGGTTCCAACATATGGAAAAATATACAAGATTATAGACTATGGTAGAGCTGTATACAAATATAAACAATCAATTATGTATAGTGATAGTTATCATCCAAAAGGAGATGCTGCAACACAATATAATTGTGAACCATATTTTAATTCTACTAAACCACGAATTACTCCTAATCAAGCATTTGATTTATGTAGATTGGGTTGTTCATTATTTGATTATTTTGTTGAAGATATTAAAATATTAGATAATGTAAAAAATCCGATTGCTAAAAAAATTATAGAATGGTGTACAGATGATAATGGGTTAAACATTCTGTATAAATCTAACAGTAAAGAACGCTATCCAGGATTTAAATTATATAAAATGATTGCTCGTACTGTTCATAATCATACTCCAACATCACAGTTAGATTCCGAATTGTTTAATTGTTTTAAAATTGTAAAAAAACAACTGAAAAGAAAGACAAAATTAATAGATATTAATAAAATACCTATATATTGGAATTAAATATATTCTAACATATAAAAATTGTGAATATATTTGATAAATTGTAATATTTTAAAATCCCGGTTCATTTGTGAACACATTTGGAGATGTTTTTACAACATCGGATAAAGAACCTATTTGATCCATAATAAATGTTCCACATACAACAGCAATATACACTAATAATGCGTCGCGCAGTAATAATTTTAATGGTTTATTTTCTTTTAACACAAATCTCATTTCTATAAATCTACAAAGTAAATATACAGATGAAATTATTAATGCCATAATAAATACATTGGACATTTATTATAACTAAACAAGGGTTTATTTATAATTAAACGAATAATTACTATATTTCCAAAGATGTTATACAATTAAATTAATGTAGTTATTTCTCCTAATATAGGGGTGTCGTCTATTTCAATCTTTTTGTTTAAATCATGTATATCCAATACGTCTAATTTGACATTTGGTTCATTATTATATATATGAATTTTACTATCGTATTCTTCTTCTTCGTCCTCTTCTTGTTTTCGTTTTTCATTACGTATGGAACTTAATTCTTCTAATCGTTCAATAGTTTTAGGCGCACTTATTTTATGTTCTTGGGTTGATGTTATACTACTAGGTATTTCCGTTGTATTATAATTTTTAATGCTATCTACATTATTAAATGCTAATGATGCTGGAGTATGTTCATTAACTGGGGTATGTTCATTAACTGGGGTATTTATTGTAGGCATTTTTTCAGTATCTACTGTTATAGAATTAGTGGTATCTTCTGTATTTATTGGAGCAGATGATGTATCCTGATTAGCATCCTGATTAGTAACCTCATTAGTTTTTGTTACAGTAAATGGTTCTGTTGTTTTACTATTTGTGTCTTCTGCAGTAGCAGTATCAGTAGCAGTAGCAGTAGCAGTAGCAGTATCAGTAGCAGTAGCAGTAGCAGTAGCAGTAGCAGTAGTATTAGTGCTATTATCAACAATTTCATGTTCTTCTTTTTTAATTTCGTATACATCTTCTTCTGTTGTTTCATCAACATATGCTTTTAAAATATGTTCAATAGGCATATTATTACGTATTACGTTAAGTATACATTCCTTTATAATTATACAGCATTCGCGATTGTTTTTTTGTTTTAATAATGGTAATATATCCTGTTCAAATAAAAACACATTTTTATACATTTGACGTGCGACTTCAATATATACTTTATGAATAAAATCTGGAAGGTTTGGAATATCAATATCTATTTTTTTTTGTTTTTGTCCAACACGAACAGATGTTAATAATTTTAATTGAGTAATATGAACACACGTTAAAATATCTTCTAAATACGAACAACCACTTTCATTAATAATTCTTTCTGTTTCAGTATTTATCAATTCGGAGTTCCATTTGTTGATACGTCCTAGAAAATTTTGAAATGTCATTAAATATTTTTCATTTTCCTCATTATCTATACATAATTTAACTGCTTCATTAAATATAGATAATATACCTTGATGTATTAAAGGAGATAGTTTAGATATTAATAATGCGCAATATTCATTACGAGTATCAGATAAACTAGAAACATTAAAATCATCCATTTTATATATTGATAATATTATTTAAGGTAGGATCATTACGCATATAATATATATTTAATATCACTAACATTAATAGTTTTTCATTTCTAATTTCGTATTTAAGTTTATTAATATATATTAATATCATATATTTAGTGATATTTTCTGTCATATTATGCTCTATATATTTTATTAAATCTATTGCGTTAGCACCATTTTCATATAATTTTGTTGCATAGGTAAATATATTAGTATGTTTATTTTTATTCATATACATAAAATATTGATTTATCATCAGGTGTTTGGATTTATATAAATCGGTTGGTTGTTCTACTTTATATATGTCATGTAATTTAACTATGTCACCATTCATAATAGGAAGAGGAACATATATATCACAAAATCTTGATAGTATTGGTTTTAATAATTTGGTTTTATCTTCTATAATAATAAAAAAACGTGTGTTTGTTGTAAATAATTCTATACATCGTCTTAATGCAGATTGTGCGTCTGTAGTTAATTTATCAGCATTAATTAATATAATGCTTTTAAATAATGAATGATTAATACTACCAGTATTTGTTTTTGAAAAGAATTTTAATTCTTCACGAATAAATTTGATACCTCTTCCTTGTGCACAATTTACAATCATTATATATTGATGTTTATTTTCCACACCATCATATATTTGATGTAAAAATTGTTTCACAATTGTTTTTTTACCACATCCTGATTCCCCATGAAATAAAATATTTGGAATTTTGTTATATTTTATAAATGTATTTAATTGGTTCTTTATATTATTATGTATTTTTAACATACGTAATAATATAAAATACTATATATTTATATTGGTTTACACAAAGTATAGTTGAATATGTTTTTGTCTTGGTTATATTTGTCATATTATTTCACATTTTTCTTTTCGGATGGTGTGTACTAATAACCATACTTATCACTTGTAGCACCAGCACCGGATATGGCAACATCTTTTGTTTTCGGATCAGAACCAGCACCGGATATGGCAATATTATCTTTATTAGATAACTTCATTTATATAATATGTAAATACTTTTTTACATATTATAGATTTTTAAGCCCAACTTTGTAAAGATTTTGTGTATGGATTGCTATTAAAAGCATCTAATATGTTTGATTGATTTCGCTGACAATTTATATCTAATCCGTATTCACTTCGGGTTGTTGTGCTGCCAATTTGTTGTGTTGTTGCGGAAACACTTGTAACTTGCTGAGGAACCCACATTCTATTATTATTTCTATCACAATCACGTTTATCAATATGAATATTTGTATTGCTTTCACCATTAAATAAAGGTGCGTTACTTGTTGTAGGAACACGTCCACGTGATATAGGTTCTTTATTAATTAAATGCGCATTGTAAGCAGCATTATATGTAGGAGCATTAGATGTAGCTCCTGTATTTCCTCCTATACCTATGTATTCACAACCAGTTGTATCACGCTGCTGATATGTTGGCTGTTGTTCATTTACAGTATATCCATATCCACCAATTCCTTGTTGATTGTTAACAAACATATGGTCAGGGCGATTTTCAGTCATTTCTCGTATAGTTGTTTTGGTGCGTTCAGCAGGATTATAAACTACTCCTGCTGTAACTGCAGTAGCAGCATTTCCACTTGGTCTAAGATTGCCGACAACATTTTCTTTTCTGGTTGGTCGTAATAAATCCATTAATGGAGCAACTATTGCTTTGGCAAATGATGATACCGCACCATATTCTTGACGAGTTGTGATCATACGATTATTTCCTAATACACTATCCTTATATCCTTTAAATCCATTGTCTCCTGTGTTTCCTCCTTTATGAAAAGCATTTGTAATATGTTTTATATTTGGGTCTAATTGTGGTCTCATTGGTTGTTGATATTTACCAGAAACATATGATGCTTCTACTTCACCTTCCCCTGCGGTTCCAAAATATTCTTGTGTTGTTGTTTCGCGATTTTCTGGTTTCAATAATTCAATACCCCGTGCAGTTTGCGCTTTTTGCAATCCAGTTGTTGTAAAATATCTTTCAGGAGAATTTATAAAATATGTGTCAGGTCTATTTTTCTCCATTTTACCCATAATACCACGATTTGTAACATCACTTTTTCCTCCTAAAATAACTCCACCATATGTTACTTTTGGGTTATTTGCTGTTCTTAATTCATCTACACTTTTTGGGATCCATCGTTCTCTTGCAGCCATTCCTGAATTGAAACCTCCACTTCCTAAAACACCATCTTGTTGATTTAATGCTGGACCAACACGAACTTCTTGAAATGGTTTTACATTAGCCATAGATGTAGATGGGTTTATTCTAGATTGGATAAAATCACTTGTATTGGGTGTTCCATGTGCCCATTGCATATTCTGTTCGGGTTTAAATAAAGGTGCCATCTCTCTTTTGGATATACGTTGAGATCCAGAACCATTCATATTATCTAATCTACTTTCATTATTGTTATAATTACTTGTTAATTGGGTTACTTTTGAACCAAAAAAAGGAACCATATTGTTATGCTTTAAATCACTTGTAGATACATTATTTCCAGTAAGTGATTTATACATATTTGTGTTTGATTCAGCTTTTTCTTCGTATACTGATTGTTGAAAATATTTATCAGTTGCAGCATTTGGAGATGGATAGTATTTTGGATTTTCTTTTAACTCTGAAATTCCATTCGTTGGAAAATTGCGCGGTTGAGTATTTGTATTTGGTAAAGCCTTAACTTGATTTTTTGTTAATGTGGTGTTATTCTGTATAAATCCTTCTTTTTTAGGTGGTTTAGTATTGTCTTGATTTGATATTACATACATTCCTCCTAGTACAATTATAGGTAATGCTAATTCCATTATATATATTGTAATATAATTAAATAATATTATTAAACAAATATTATTGAATAAGTATAAATATTTTTCCAAAAATAGTTCTAAATAATAATAAGAAAAATTTATTTTTGGGTAAATAAACAAGGTGGTAATTTTGGAACATAATTATCTTTTTCTAAAATTCTTGTACTTATATTATTATGAAATGATTTACATACATTTTCTTGTGGATCTAATAAAGGATATTCCCATCTTGTTTGTTCTAAATCTCTATACATCCACGCTGGATGAGAAGCACGTGTTTCATCAGTAAATGATTTACAAGTAGAATATGTAATGGGAGTTGTTTTAACAACCCCTTTGTTTGGATACTCCTTTGCTGTGCAATATTTTGTTAAGCGCCGAGTTCTACCATCTAAATCACTAGCAATATCAATAGGAGCGCCATCATTTTTAACATGTCGTAAATTAGCACCCCATTCTTGTAGTCGGATATGAGGGTCTTCAAAATAACAAGGCGCAGGACCGTTTCCTGGTTTATTCAATATATATCTTCCTGGACCTGTAGATTCTTGTAGTAATTTAGCTGTTCGTTGATAATCATAATTAAATCTAGTAAATGCCATTGTATAATATTACTGAATAATATATTTTTTGTATATAAAATATTTAACCGAATATTACCTCATATTTTACACAAAATTTAATATATATAAGGCTATTCCTGTTATTACAAATGTACATATAACACAATTCAAATTTTTTGGAATTAACCGTTCAATTTCACGTTCAGTAATACCACTATATCCCATTTATATTATAGTTATATTGCTTTTTATATTTTATACTATTAATTTTGGTAATGTATATAATAATATAAATTTCAAAAGTGTAAAATATATATTATAATAAAAAATTTATGGTATTACTGGACGTTGATTATTTTCAATTACTAAAGGTTCTGGGATTAATAATTCTGGTCTTTTAAAAAAAGCAACATTGGGTAATTTTTTTAATCTAGGTGTAAAATCTTTTCGTGGTGTTACTAAATTAGTTGCTCCTATTCCATATAAATTACTTTCAATATTAGTAGCGTTTTTAGATAAAGTATAATTTGGCATATGTCCTACATTAACACCAACACATGGAATAGCGTTATGGTATGCTGTTCTACGATATTCAGATGTTCTATCTTTACATATATAATTATTCATTCGTTGTTCTAAACAATAATCATTCGGCATATTTTTGTTTTGTGTAGACGCCATTGTATATATTTATATAGATATAAATTATTTGGAAACTATTTTCATAAGACCGGTTTTATCATATATTTCATCTGATAAATATGATGTTAAAAATTTATGAACTATATTAAAATTATCAAATGAAAATAGTAACATAAAACCAAATTCTTTATCCGTGTTCATATATTCCGCTGCTAATTGAGTTAAAATAGAATTAAACCATATAAAATCGTTTTTATTCATTTTGTGTTGTAAATATGCATATAATGCTAAAATTCGTTTATTTAATACATCTAAATCAAATTTGTTCATATTAAATGCCATAAGTAATTCTTTGCGATATAAAGTGTCTCCGGAATCATCATTAAGCGTTTGATATTGTGTTTTAAAATTTGTATTATACATATTATAATACAAATTATGTAATTAATATTTAATATTATTTGTTTCATTAATGTTTGTTTCATTATTATTTGTTTCATTAATGTTTGTTTCATTATTATTTGTTTCATTAATGTTTTTTGTGTTGCATATAATCTTGATCACGAACTAATTCGCGAGAAGGAAGACCACCACGTATCCATCCTTTTGATGCCACACCTTCTACTAAATTATTGGGGTTAGATATAGTTGCTTTAAGAGTTGGTATCATTGGTGTATATTGATTTGTATATTCCAATTCACTAATCGTATTGCAACTCTTTTTATTTGTAACAAAATCTCCTTGTTGTAATTTAGATTCCTCTATTGGGCGTGAAGGTCCTCTCCCTAAATAAGGAACGGTTACAAATGGACGTTCATATAAACTAATGCGTGCCTTGGGGTGTGTTTGAATAGTTCCGATTTTCATCATAGAGTCATAGTTAATATTGCATCCACCAGCACCAGAATTACCAAATCCTCCATTAACAAATACATCTGGTTGACTTGTAGCAAATTCAATGGGTTTAGCTAATCCACAATATTGAGAGAAATAATTGGTTACTCCATAAGAACCATAAGCAGTATTTTGTTTATTACGTTCAGATAAATAACATACATCATCTCCTAAACGAGTAGAATTTTCAAAAGTATAATTATATACACTTGCCATTTATATATAATTATATACTATATTTTTATTTTTGACAATTTATGTGTTAATATATTTTATAATGGATAAAACCACCTAAATAAGTATTCTACATATTACCTGTATAACCTAGGGATTAGTATATCTGTAATTATTTTTGTCACATTGTAAATAGTCTTCTTTACATGATTTCATACCGCCATAACAGAATTCAGCAAATGCTTTTTGATCATTGGGAACTTGTGTATTTGCAGTAGTATAAAAATTTCTCATAGAAGTTTCAAATCCAATAGTATCTCCTAAATCTTGGAATAGTCTAGGATCGATATTCTTTTTAACCGAATCATTAATTTCCTTTTCCACCGCAGGATTAAATGATGGTGCTGCTTCTTTTCTTGTTGGGTTACTATTAATTTCAGGTAACATAACATTCATTAAAGGGTTATCTTTTACAGGAGAAGTAAAATCTTTTTTTAAAGCCTTATATAATAATGGACTAGTAAATCCTTCTTGAAGGGTTTTTTTAGGTATTGTAATTTTTTTAGGTGTTCTGGTTTTGTATATAATTATAATTACAATAATAGTTATAAAAGAAGTAATTAATAATTTTTTTGATTTAGTAGCAATATATCCTAAAATTGTGAGTAAAATTACTATTCGTGTAATAGCATTTAATTTCTGTTCAATTGTATCATTTTCTTTCGGCCATATATTTGTTATATAATTTTTATCAAATAAGATTTTGGGATTTAATAACCAAAATTGTTCGCGCATTATATATATATTAACCTTTAAAAAAGTTTAATATATTTAATTTATTTATTGAGGGTTAATTTATCTATGTTATTATTTGTATTATTATTTGCGTTTTTTATGTTTATGTTTATTTTTCCTTTTCTTGTGTTTTTTCTTAGACGTTGTTTCATCAGGTAATGTAGATTTATTTTTAATACGTGGGGTTCGTTCAGGTGGTTCAACCATAGAAGTAATTGCGTTAGTATTCGGTGTTATACTTAACATAGCCTTACGTTCAGCTAATCGCTTTTGCATTCTTTCACGCATTTTACTTTGACGTAAATTTTGTTTTAGTTGTGCTTGCATAGCACCTGTATTTAATTTAGAATTTTTACCCACTGGGACACCAAATTGACCTAACATACTTTTAATACTACCCATCCCAGGCATAGATTGCATATTCGCCATCATATCAGTAGCTTCTTGAATTAATTCACTTTGTTTAAGATCCCCAGATTTAATTTTTGACTCTAATGTTGTTCCAACATTTTTTACCATAGACATTAATTTTCCTGGATTGCGAAACATTTTATTAAACACATCATTTACAGATGTAACATTATCCAAATCAAGGTCTAAATCAGCAATAGCTTTTTCTGCTATTTCAGCAGCTAATTTTCCTATTTTACCTCCTAACATTTTATTCATATGATTATGTATATCTTCTGGATTAGGTAAATTATTTAGATTAATATTAGACATATCCATTCCAGTAAAATTCTGATTGCTAACATCAAATATATTTTGCATTTCTGACATGGCTTCTTCTAATTTGTTTTTTAATTCATCTTCATTTATAGCTTCAAATAATTTTTTTGTATCTCCTAAAGTATTTTCATCTTTAATATCGTTTATAACACTAAATAGTATTAATTGTAAATATTTCCATAAAATCTTTTTTGTATTATCACTAATATCTTGTTTCCATAAATCAGCAAATTCTATACCTGGTAATAAAACAGTGTTTTTTGTGGCATCTGTAAACATATCTTCATTTTGATATAAAATATCAAAGAATAATTTTGGAAATGTATTTATACAATGTTCATATACTTCAATAACATTATCCGAATTAGTGTCAGTTAATATATCACTTAGTCCATTATGTAACGTTGAAGTATATTCAGGAAAGGTATTTAATAAATCAGGAACCATTTCTTTAATAATTTTCAAGAATTCTGTATTATTACACGATTTCTCATTACTATTCACTGAAGAAGTTGATGGAACATTTTGTGCGTGATGGAACATTTTGTGCGTCAGGTTGAATATTCATTATACATAGATTAGTATAATTAATATTTAAATTAAACTTGCCTAAAATAGATTACTAATTATTATACATTTTACTAATTTTTGTTAAATTTTGCATATATTTAATTGCTTTTTTTTGATTTTCTTCACCCATATTCCTTACAGGCTCTCTTAGATGTTCGATAATATTTAAAGTATTAAGATTTACAACATTATTAATATCATCGATATTTGATACATCAGAAGAATAATCTTTATTTATAAAAAAATCAACATCTCCATTTTCTATTTGTTGTTCATATGGTTTCACAATATGTATTTTCCAAAGTTTAATAACTGCTCGTGGATTGGTTTTTTTTAATAATAATAATGCTGTTTTTGCACTTCTAATATCTTTATTATTTGGAAAAATTTTATGAACATCTTCTAAAAATTCTATAAAATGATTGTTAAACGCGCTTAAAATAGTAGTCATTATAGTAAATAAACAATTATTATTTAATATATTTATTATTTAATATATTTATTATTTAATATATTTATTATTTAATATGATATGTAATATAAGTGTTTATTGTAGGTTTTATTTATTGTAAGTTACATTACTTACATACGTGGTTGTTGTCGTGGTATATCTTTATTTCGCTGTTGAACTATTTGATCTAATGAAGCACCTCCGATTTTATCAGGAGTATATGTATCTGGGGGAGTTTCAATGTTACTAGAGTAATTTAAAGCAGCGTAATTATGAATTTGTCTCATACCCCCATTACCTTTGGCGGATAATTCATCAGAACTTTGATCTAAAAAACTATAGTTGTCACTAACAACATTTCCAAAATCATTCATAGAAAATGCTAAAGGTTCTCCATTATTATTCGTTGCTTGAATATTAAGGGCAACATTTTGTTGTATTAAATAAGAATTTATTTCATTACCAGTTAATACTCTATGTCCTCTATTTAATAATAATAACGAAGGAACTTTTATAATATTAGGTGGTAATAATAATTCTTGCCCATTTTCTAATTGAATATATATAGCATTATTTTTTGAAATACGACGGTCAATGCAAATAAAATGAACTTCTTCTTTTAATTTTGATTTAGCTAATATTAATAATAGTTCTTTACAATGTTTACAATGATTGCTATAATATAATGCACAACTCATTATATTATATTATATAAAAACCTTTTTTTGTATATACGCAATTTGTAAATTATTGTAATAATAGGTTCATTTAGATTACTCAGTAATATCTAAATACAGATAAAATTGAAAAGATATAAAAATAATTATATATAATATACAATATTATGACATCAGTAGAAACAAAACTTTCTCTACCAACAATTGTTAATGAAGCAACGGATAACAATGTGTTATCATTTACATTGCAAAACATTAATGTAAGTTTAGCAAATGCTATACGTAGAACTATTTTAACAGATATTCCAACTGCTGTTGTAGTTACTGCTCCATATGAAAAAAATCAAGCAGATATTAAAAAAAATACATCACGATTAAATAATGAAATTTTAAAACATCGCTTAAGTAGTATACCAATTCATATTAATGATAAAAGCATTGATTTATCTAAATTAATGATAGTTATACATAAAAAAAATGAAGATAATACTATGATAAATGTAACAACAAAAGATTTTAAAATTAAGAATATAGAAACCGACAAATATTTACCACAATCAAATGTTAATAAAATTTTCCCTCCAGATCCTTTAACCAAATATCATATTCTGTTTACACGCTTACGTCCTAAAATTTCAGATGAAATACCTGGCGAAGAAATTTTTATAGAAGCCAAAATGAGTATTGGAACAGCCGCTCAAGATGGAACATTTAATGTTGTATCAACAGGTTCTTATTCATTTACGCCAGATTTAATCAATCAGCGAACAATTCTACAAAAACTAGAAAAGGAATGGAAAAAATCAGGATTAACTGGAGATGAAATAGATTTTGAAAAAGAAAATTGGAGATTGCTTGATGGAAAACGTATTTATATTAAAAATAGTTTTGATTTTATAATAGAAACAATTGGTGTATTCTCCAATAAATACATTGTAAAACAGGCTTGTTTGATTATAGCGCGAAAATTGGAAGCAATTGGTAAATCTGTAGATGCTCAAACAATAGAAATTAAGGAAGGTATTACAGCAAGTCCAACATTTGATATTGTATTACAGAATGAAGATTATACTATTGGGAAAAGTATAGAATATGCTCTTCATCAATTGTTTTATGAAAATGAATCTATATTTGATTTTGTAGGATTTCGTAAATTGCATCCTCATGATTCAGATTCGATTATTCGTGTTGCATTTGCAAAAGAAGGCACAAAAAATGATTTATATGGATATTTACAGGTGGCGGTTCAATCTGTTATTCAAATTTTTGAACACGTAAATAAGATGTTTTAACTTTATAGCTATAATAAAAATTGATTTATATATTTATAATTATTATTATTATAAATATAACATAATGGCTAATATGCAAACACATTTGAAAATCTGTATTAAGGATTTGAATGAATATACTATAAAACTATATCAAGATGCTATAACTCAGTTCAATACACATAAAACAGATATTCATCGTGATTCTGGATTTGATTTATTTATTCCAGACGAAATATGTACTGGATTGTATATTGGAAATACAATAAAGGTTGATCATAAAGTTCAATGCGCTATGTATAGTGACACTAATCGCCCCTTACCATATTATCTATATCCTCGTTCAAGTATTAGCAAAACACCTCTACGACTAGCAAATAGTGTAGGTATTATTGATTCTGGATATCGCGGTAATCTAATTGCCAAATTGGATTATGTAAAAGATGTGTCTGTAAGCGATGAAGAATGGCAATGTCCACCAGGAACACGCCTTATGCAAATTTGCGCTCATAATTTACTTCCTATTTCAACTGTAGAATTAGTAATGACCCTGGATGATACAACGCGTGGTACTGGAGGATTTGGTTCAACCGGAACATAATTGTATTTTTGGAAAAGAGGAGATGGAAAATATCCCATAAAAAAAATATTTAATAGTATATTTTTTAATGATTTGTATATTCCGGATTTGTTAATCTGTTGTATTGGTCTATGTAGATGGTTGTTCTATGGTGTTAAATTCCTTTTCTGTTTCGGTCACATATTGCCTTCGAAGTTTATAATTTATAGTAAACATTAATTGTGCTGATGCCAAATTATTAATATAATAAATGACTTTAGACAATGATATAAATTTTTTGTCAATACGTAATTCATTCAGATATATTTGATGCAAAGCATACATATGACTTCTATATTCATATGGAAATTCTTTTAGAGGTTTTTCTTTTTTAACATAACATTGTAGATAATATTGATGTAAATTTTTAGTATAAGTATGAATCTGTGTTCTGAATGATGAAAATTCTCTTTTATATTCGGGATAAAATTTAAGGAAATCTCTTACCTTACCCATACGTCTTAGATTATAATACTGAAACTGCAATTTAGGTTGATTTCCCCGCAGTTGACGAACAAATTCATAATTGGGATTTCTGATTTTAGTTCTCATACCACCATGTTTAATAACTACACCCATAATATCATAAGAAGTTGTTTCTTTATTGGCAAATTTATCCGTAACATCGCTCCAACTTTCAAATTTAGGTCTAAATTTATTAGAATATATTTTTGGAACGTTAACAATCGAACATAGAGTTCCATCTGATCTAAAATTAATTTCTTCTACGATAGTTCCTTCGATTTTATAGACAGCGCAAAGATATAATTTAGGAGTTGTTGTTTTAACTACAATTCTATTATCTGGATGTTGAAATACAAATGAATAGCAGTATAATTTATTTAAATTGTCAAATTCTAATGTTGATGTGTTCATTGCTTCCATAAACATAGTTCTAAAATTTTTTATGGAGGTAGTATTATAAAATTTACCATAACCACCAATAACAGAACGGGTTGCCATTTCCCAATCTGTACCATTATAAAATACATTCATCATAGTACCTTCTACATACTCTTCCATTGTCATATTTTTAATAGTAGGATATTTTTGCATATTTATAAGTGATACCGATTTTGGTGGCGCAAATGAGACAATACGACCCTTATATAAAATCACTGAACGAAAATTTTCGAGTCCGCCAGATAGAAATTGTTTGTTATTATATTTAAGAATAGCATAATCATTTTTTCTAATTACAGATAAATTTTGTAGTTTTATATACTCATCATTATTGATTTTTTCAAAATCAAAATAATTATTTAAGTCGAAAGTTGGCATAAATGTAGTCATGTTGTATAGTATTATATATATTTTTCCTTTTTAAGTTAATTTCAATTTTTTTAATGTGTAATTTCGTTATACATAAAAAAATCTGCTGTATTTATAAAGTAATGTCAAGTACAAGTTCCACAGAATTAAAATTAGAATTGGGTGATATAATTCAAATAGACTCTCCCACCAATTCTGATTATGACAAGCATACATTTATTATTAATTATTTAGATGACAGTAATATTGTATTAATTGACGGAAACACATTGGAGAAAAAACATTTAACTTTAACAGATGGAGCTTTAACTGATGAATCTATTATAAGTATATCTATTTTAAGTAAAGCACCTGTAAAGGGTTACGCCCGTCAAAATGACTTATTGACTGGGACATGGATAGATATTCATTTTGGTGGAGAATTACCAATTACTATCACAGGTAAAATTACAGATTTAGACGAAGATAGAATTGAAATTACAACTTATCCTGAAAAAGATGTTATATATATAGATTTTGGTTATAAAGGTATACCAATAGACCTCCCTATTGATAAAATACTTATTCGTTCTGAACCAGTTAGTGACGCTAAATTAAGCATCATTGCTGAAATACCCGATGAGGAACATAAAAGTATGGACATTGAAGGTAAAGAAGAAGAATTAAAAACAGATGATTCTTCTCTCGGTCCATACATAGAAAGAGACACAACAACTTATGAAATTAAATCAAAAATAACCAATATATTAGCAGAGGCCGATAATATTGTATTTGGTTCTGAATTAGATGCTATAACACAAGAAATTCAAGTGTCTGAAGATGAAAAACGCTATAATATTACCACTCAAACAAATGATATGTTAGATGAATTGCTATCTAAAGTTCCAAATATAGAGAGAACAACCAAAGTAATGAATAACATTCATAGATTAATTTCGCGATTTGTAGTTTTGAGAAAACAATTTTCGAAGTTTGATAAACAAGGTATAATGACTGGTGTTAAAATTAAAGGTGCACAATATAAACCGCTGGTTGATAAATTGCAACAAATGAATACAAATTTATATTGGATTATACCAGTTATTAAAAATAAGCGTAAGCTATATGATATAGTAGATTATGATGATGTTACTGATATTGTACCTCTAACATTAGCCGAAACAAGAATTGCTGTAACAGATATAATTGATGGGTATTATAATAATAAATTTGCTGAATCGCAAAATAAATATCGTCATTTAATTACCCAATTAAATCCTTATTTTACACCTTTTACAAAACCAACCGATTTAACTAATGTAATCGATGAATGTCCCGTACAACAAAATATACATGTTCTAATAGACAACGTAATAGACAATTTAGAGGATTTCTATTCATCCGTAGCCAAATCGTCTAATCCAAAAGAAACAATTTCATTTGTAAAAAATACGCAATACGTTATGAGTAAATATAATACAGGACTTACACAATTGCAACTGAAGAATATACGACGTTCAAAAATCCCAGATAAAATTGTCCCTTTAACTGAACCAGATACCGTATCTATTAAATCATTTATGATTTTACAAGAACCATTTGTACGGTATTCGCATATATCTCTTCCTGGAACGACTATATTTGATAAGGCAAATTTAAACAAAGTTGATATAGCATATTGGAAATTATTTAATAAACGAACATCTATTACCACAGATATTATAAGTGATGTTGATACAAATTATACGTATGATAGCAATACATTTTTGAAAAATATCAAGGAAATTATTTTAGACCCAAGTATAGATGAAGAAGATAAATATTCTAAATTTTTACAAGCGTTTATACCTCAAACGCGTGTATTATTTAATCTTATAGAAAAATATATTCATAATAAAACAAACTATACTAAAATCATTGAATATCTTGAACCCTTTATGATTTATAAAGATGATATAACATTTATGCAATATAAGGAAATTGTTGATTATATACGGAAAAATAAGAGCATTATAATGGGGAAATTAGAATCTAATAAAAAGTATACAAATATATTAAGAAATATAAAAACCAAAATTCAATATGGGGGTTCTATATTATTGTCTATGTTAACTGGAACCATTTTTACTGAGGTAGAGACTAAATATGGGTTATATAAACATATGTTGCCAAGCGAAACATATGCCAAAATTATTACAACTGATTGTGGAAATTTATATAATACCGCCTTATCCATTTTGGACAATAGTTTGTATTCTGATACAAATATATCGGAAAAATTAATAGAAAAAATAGATTTACTTAATTTAGATATACAAAAGGAACAAACTGATAAGGAGTGCAAAAATTTGGTTCTTACTAAAAAATACATTGATCATGATGAAATTGTAGACGATGATGAAGTAGAAATTTATTTTGATAAAAAGTATGATGATACAAGATATGAAATTTTAAATGAATACTCATCAGAACAAGATAGTATGTCTGTAGAGGATTTTAATACATTTTTAAAAGAACAATTAGAATTAAATGTAGGAATGAACCCTGAAAAAGCAGCAAATGAAGCAGAGGCAATGATAAAAGGAAATAGACCTGTGAAGAATGGACACTATGCAATATTAGAAACATTTGCTTCTGATGGTAGTCCAAGAAAACATTATTATGTTAGAGAGAATAATCGATGGATATTAGACGAAGCTATCACTGAACAAACAAACACGGATGAAACAGCAATATTTTGTAATTCCAAAGCAAAATGTTTACAACTTAAACAAGATTGTGTAACAACTACTGAAGCAAAGGCAAAGATTAATAGTGAAATTACACAACAAATTGTTCGCACTTTAATGGATGCGCACGAATATACATCAACACAAATGGTATCTAAATTAAATAAAGAATACAAATATTATGATGATATAATAGTTAATATTATAGAATTGATTATAAAAGAGCAATTGCGTAATAATGATAAGCAATATACGTATGGATTAGATGTTGAACATAGTACTGATGTAAAATCTCCATATGCTTATATTAGAGATATGATATTAGGTCAACAAGATTTCGTTAAAAAAATACAAGATATTAACAAATTTATAAATAAATATACACGACGTGCTGTAGAAGATGAACACACTATAGAGGATGTCAATTGGTTATATTGTTCAGAAACAAATGTTAAACTGTTACCGAGTTTTTATCAATCATTGGTAGAAAAAGATATTAATCCATATGAAATCGCAGATATATTAGATCAAATATGTAAAGAGCGCGGAGTATTAAGTGACGATGGAAATAAATGGGTTGATAAATATAGCGGATATACTATTAAGTTGATAGAATTCGATACAGAGGAAGGTTATGATGAACAGGGATTTAAATTACATACGCGAAGTGTTATAGAAGAAGATTTGACACATAAAGTGCTACAAGATGGTAAAATAAAAAGCGATACTATTGATAGCACATCAATAGAAGTTCGATATATTAACAATATAATTAAATCTTTGACACATAGTTTGGGTATTGATATTGAATCACAGAGAGAATTTATAATTCGTAATACATTACTTAATATACAATCTATTCATGGAGACAAAGAGAGGTATGAAACTATTGTTGCTAAAAATGCCAAAAAAGGAAAAAAAATGGCGTCATATGAAACACTATTACACCAATTCTTACTATATTTTACTGCGTTATATATATTAGTTGCAATACAAACCTCTATTCCTTCAGTAAAAACTAAAAAAACTTATCCAAACTGTAAAAAAGCATTTGATGGATTTCCATTTATTCATGATGGAACAGACGAAGGATTAACATATATTGCGTGTATTATGAAGAAAACCGCAAGTGCAACTGAACCGTGGAATTCTATTCGTAAAATGAAGATTGAAAGAATGGTAAAAACTATGAAAAGTTTATATACCAAATATCTACAAAAATATCCTGAAGTGCAGCATAAAATGGATGAAAAACGAGCGTACAATGAAACAGAAGATGAAACATTTATTATTCCACCTCAATTAGATGTGAGTAGATGGAGAACATTTTTACCACCATTAATGGAAATTCATATTAAGGAAGTTCGGCAAATAAACGATTTATTTAGAAGAGATTTACTGCAAAATATACAATCAGGTAATATTAAACAATTGGAAAAATTATCTATAATACAAAGCAAAATCATTTTATACTCTTTTGCTATTCAGGAAAAAATACAGAAAATTATATCAGAAAATACAGCATTATTAGAAACAATGACCGGAGAACCATTCTTAGAAAATACGTGTTGTAGTGCTATTAGTACAAAACATATATATGAATATTTTGTTGGTAAAAACAAAAGTATTTTAGAATATAATAATAACATATATGAACTTTCAAAATTATATAATGATACACAAGATTTAGTCAAAGCGCCATTTATATATAGTAACTTGAATACAAAATTGCAATATCCTCCATTGAAAGACGATTTTAGTGAAAAAACCATTTATTTGGCATTTATTAAATTTTGTAAATATAATAGTATTCTTCCAATATCGGATGCAATTAAAGCTATATGTATGGATAATAAGAGTGAATTTGACGACACCGACACACTAGATGAAAAAATAGCAATTCTTAAACGAGAAGGCAGAATTTACACCACAGAAGCGTTTGTTTCATTAATTAATATAATTAATCGGGAAAATATTATTAATATGTCGCTTCATACCGCATCAACGACGAGAAAACAACGACTTGAAAAATTATTGGAATATTTCAAATCAACCCCAAATAATATACATACAGAATTGGTAACATATTTGTCAAATATAGTAGATACATTTGATATAGTTGAAGTAGAACATAGTGACAACTACAATGATTTATTACAATGGTTACATATTTCAAATGAACAAGGGAGAGAAGATATAATAAGGTTTTTACACAACGGGGATTTTAATAGAAGAATTAAAACTACTTTAGAGAAGTTTATAAACACATTTTCTAAGTTTGTCAATATAGAAGACACTAATATATTAGAAGGTAAAGATATTACAACTATACATAAAATAAATTATATTAAAAATTGTATTATTCAAATGGTGAATATATTTCCACAAATAATTTTAAATAAGGTTGGTTATGATAACGACTCCATTGATATTCCAAAACACTGGAATTTGTCTATGAAACATACAACAGATATGAAAAATATAATATCTTCAACATATTCGAGTCTTGCTGTATATTATGATAAACCAATATTATCACATATGTTAAATAATATACATAGTAACATGATAGATATTTTACGGTTAATGGAAGAAACACCATATAACTCATCAGTAAATGTAGGAGGCAAACAAATGCATTACATATTTGATTCCACATTGGTGTTGGAATTGTATAAATATTATTTTTTACAAGGTATACAAGAATATATTACATTACAAAGTTCTGTTGTTGTAATGACGGGAGATGAAGCCAGTATTTCTGCCACAATAGAGGATGTTGAAGCAGGACAACGTAAAATAATGCAAACCTCTACAGCAGATTTATTAAAAGACTATATTAATATATTTATAGCTCAGAAAAATGCTATTAATTTTAACAATACAACAATACAGGAGCGTATATTAAGAATCAAAGATAAAGAAAAAGACCGGAAAACAAGAACATTAAAGGAGTTGACTATTCAAGAACGAGAACTTGATACACAGTTTAAATCAATGAAACTGGGTAGATGGAATAAAGGATTACAAAAGGGATTAACACAATATGTAAGAGAAACATATGATGAAGAACGACTTGAAATGGAACAAGAAGCTATAATAGATATTCAATTAGGTTTAACAACAGAAGTTATGGAAATGAATAGAGATATATTTAGATTGGATGCTTTAGAAAAACAAATAGCCGAAAAACAAATAGACGCTGATGTATATGATATGCGAGAATTAGCAGACGATGATGAATTACCCGAAGGATTAGACGGAGACGAATAATTATCACGTAAATGGAATATGTTAAATATTAAAGATTTGGATAAATATGATTATTAAAAGTTTTTTTACACCGATGAAGATTTAAAACGCCGTTTTTATTATATCTAATAATATAATAAAATGCCTACACATCATACAGAAGATTATAAATTAACTGCGGTTAAATATTATTTGGATAATGATACTTCATATAAAAATGTGTGTTATATATTCAAATGTAGTGAAAGAAGTTTGAAAAGATGGATAGATAAATATAATAAGGATAAAATCATAAAACGATACACAAGAAAATCAGTATCATATAAAATTACAAAGGAACAAGTTAAATATGCTATTACTTTATTGAAGCAAAACCAACAAATTACTATGACCGAATTAGTAAAATTGGTTAAGAAAAAATATAAAGATTTTGATATAACACCGCAACATTTAGGTAAGGTTTTGAAAGATAATAACAAAACAAGAAAGCGAACACGACACGAGCATTTCCCAATAACAAAATATAAAAACCCAATCAATAAAAAAGAAGAATTAATTAAATTTTATAAAGAAGTAAGTAAATACAAATTAAACAAGGTAATCAGTTTAGATGAAACTTCTATTAGTCC